AGTCTGCCGATAAGGGATACATAACTGGTGTGCCTCTTTGGTTCGTTCTTCATGACAACATGCGATATTACGGATCCCTACAAAACATATCTGTAGACCACGTCGTCTTTACAGACAAAATGGTTCCAATGCTTTCAGTGGTCAATATCAGCTTCTTGAGATACCCATCAGGAGCTGCAGTTGACGAGTTCTTAAAGGCTAAGAATAAGGAAGATGCCTCAGCTAATAACGCGGACCCAAGTAACAGTAAGACTGCCAGCACAGGAAAGACAACGCCATGATTGAAAGAGTATCTAGATATTACGACGGACCTCTTGCCCAGGTCAAGCACAAGTACACGGGAAGCTACACAATTGCGGTGTTTAGAGATTTCCCAACCGACGTTACATATAAGTACATTGACTATGTCTGGAAAGACGGGGATTCTCTAGGAGAAATTGCTAAAAATTTTATAGGCCACTCTAAGTACTGGTGGCAGATTTTAGAGATTAATCAACTCCTATCTGATCCATTTTCTATAGAGCCAGGTACGGTAATAAAGGTGCCATATGCTAAGTAATGGCCCTAGAAAATTTTTTCCCTGGGAATCTAGCGCTGAGTACAACTCGTATAAAGTATCTTTTCCCAAAACTCCTGGCTTTGAGCTTATCTTAATAGGCGCCGAGATGTACCAAGACAGGGATCAACATGACCGCCTTATGCTGCACTTTAAAGGCAAGCCTTATTCTGACGGCACAGTTGTGGCTTCAGGCGACCCTGTAGAGTTTACCTATAGTACAAATAATATAAAGCAAACATTCTATGGGTATGTATACTCTATAGAGCCAATAAATGAATCTGATGCCCAGAATACAAATATCCTCTGCGTATCCGCCTCATACTTACTAAAGAATACAGACCAAAAAATTTATAAGAATGTAACCGCAGATCAGGTAGTTACAAAGATTGCTGCTAAATATGGGATGAAAGCCGTCACTCAGAGGCACCCGCGAGTAAGGAAGACCATAGTTCAGGCTGGACAAAGTGATTGGCAGTTATTGAGGCGTCTTGCTAACCAGACTGGTTTTGCTCTCCGAGTGGAAAACACCACTATTATTTTTGTCTCTAAGAATAAGATTTATGCAAATAAGAAGGCTCAAGCCCCGTACTTTAACTACGTAGATAAAGAACTTGGTGGAGCTGCTACTCGCCTAGAAAGAGCAATGGGAAGCATTATCTCTTTTGATCCAATAGTTTCAGATGAGTCTCCAGAGCTTGGGTCAAGAGTGGACAGAATTGTTACTGGGTATAATGAGAAAACAGGAACAGTTATTGAGACAAAGCATAAACTTAAAGATTTTAGCTTTGAGGATAAGGGCGTTGTTGTAACCGAAGAAACTTCTGCTGAGTTTAAGGCTTGGGAGGCACTACAGTGACCTCTAGATTTTCTAAGGTAAACAAAAAGAATAGTTCAGCCTCTAAAGCAGCTTTTAATAAGCATAATGTCTTTGAGGTAGCTACTACCCTAACCGAGAGCAAGTATATTGCTAACGACTTTGCTGACGCTCAAAGATACGCCTATAGGGCAAAAGTTAACTTAATTGGGGATTGTTTAGTTAAGCCGTATGAGCCTATATATTTAGATGGTTTGCCAGACGGCATGGATGGTTATTGGACAGTCTTGTCGGTCACTCATATCTTTGGTGGCGTACCTGCAAAGTACATGATGCAGTTAGAAGTTGGCACAGATATCTTGGGCCAAACTAACCCAGAGGCCTATAAAGCGGTACCGGTACGAGACATATCTGGAGAGCTTTCTGGTCAGGCCATATCTCCGACCCAATCAAAACTTCAAGACTATTCGTTCTCAGTTAACAACTCTACTTTAGAGCCAGACTACGGGATTACAGCTCCAAGCTCTGCGGTGTCTAAGCCGTATAATGATCTTGGTGAGGACGCTGCCCCAGACTTTTCTATAATTAAGCGTCCAGTTACTTGGGCCGCTTATGGCAAGACTGGAGTCATTAAATGAGCACTAGCAGAGGCTGGACAACAAGGGGTCAAGATTATGGGATGGACCCTACAGGTCGATTTAGGTTTTTTGGCATATACGAGGCTAAGGTCGTAGATATAAACGACCCCCTAAAGAAAAATAGAATTAAAGTAAAGGTCCAACAATCGACTGGTCAAGAAGTATCTGGTTGGGCTAGGTCTTGCCAACCAATAACAAACGTAGCTAATCACCCTGACCATCAAGAGCACACGGCCTCAGCAATTGCTGCCCTATTGACTACTACGCCCGTATCAGTAACCGACTCTAGAGGAGATACTGAGACTGTGCCTGCGTTGACTATCGTGGCTAAGGCGGGTGCTGGTACCCTTAAACACCCACGTAAAACCGCGGCTAATACTACCCAACGTTGGAATGACGCACAGGAAACCAACGCTACGGCTGAGCATACCCCTCATCGACTTGTACCTAAAGTCGGTCAGTTGGTTTGGGTTATGTTTGTTGCGGGAGACCCTGAGTACCCAGTATGGATAGGAGTGCAATGAGCAGCGCTATAAACTACCCATATACAATAGATCCTGTAGGCGTAGTAGCTACTACCGATCAACCTAGTAAAATTTGGTTAGACCGTTTATTAACCCTATTGTCTACAAACGTAGGGCAACGACCAATGCTTACCTCTTATGGCACAGATCTTATGAGGGCGTTATTTGAAAACGAAAACGTCTTAGACACAGCCATAAAACAAGCGGTCAATACCGCGGTAACAGTGTGGCTACCAGAGATAAAGATAAGCAGTATCTCAACCGTACTCCCAGAATACGGCGGTCAAGCTCAGGTCACTATTACGGTAATCCTTCCGGATAGTACAATAAAGACTTTAGATGTAAGCAGTGCAATATTCAGTTCTGATGGAACAGTAACGGCGGTTAGGTAATATGGCAAACGAAATACAGATTGACTATACTTCTAGAGACTTTGCTGCTCTTAAGACTGACCTTGTAAACCTTATCAGTGCACGCACAGATAAAAATTGGGACGCTTCAGACCCTTCTGACCTAGGTTCAGTCCTTGTAGAAGCATTTGCCTATATGGGCGACATCATGTCTTATTACTTAGACCGGGTAGCTAACGAAACCTCAGTAGACACTGCCGTAAAACGAGAGACTCTTTTAAATTTTGCTTCTTTATATGGATATAAGCCTTCAGGGCCTACACCAGCAACAGTAAGCGTACTTTTTACAAATACAAGCGATGCTCCAATAGATATTCCTATTGGAACACAGGTGATGGCCCCTTTAACTTTTGGACCATACACCGAAGTATATTTTGAAACAACTCAGTCTGCAACTCAACTTGCAGCTGGTGCAACTATTACCCTTACAGCAAAAGAGGGTAAGACGGTAAATACTGATCGTCCAGACTTAATTAACCCAGTTAATAACAAGCCACTTCCATCAAGCCTTGGATCTTCTACAGGTGAGCCAAGCCAAGAAATTACAATTTCTGACTTTGGAATTGTAGACGCCTCTCTTACCGTATACGTTGGCCAGGGAGCTGCGTTTGCTGCGTGGTCTTATGTAGATACTCTTTCTGAGTACGGCCCAACAGACCTAGTATTTACAACCTCTCAGAATGAAGACGGAAGTCTTACGGTTATATTTGGTGAGGGAGTTAACGGAGCAGTTCCTCCTACAGGACAGCTCATAAGCGCATCTTACAAAACAAGCGTTGGAGCATCAGGAAACGTGATTTCAAGTGCAATTACTGAAGTTACCTTTATTCCTGGAAATATAGATCCTGAAGCCATCTCTTACTTGTCAGTTACAAACGATGCCGCAGCAGTAGGTGGCGCAGATGCAGATACCACTGAACAACTCAGATCAAAAATTAAGTCTGCAATTTCTGCACGTAGACGTGCCGTGACCCTAGAAGACTACGAATTTCTTGCAAACCAAACCCCACAAATAGGTAGAGCTAAAGCAGTTTCATCTGTCTACAGCTCAGTAACTTTGTACGTACAGACTCAAAATGATGGAACTAATACCCCTGGAATTACAAGTGGTTCTCCTACCTCTACCTGGACAGAGCTACAAAGCAATGTTCAAGAGTACTTAGCGGACAAAATTCCAGTAGGAACAACACTAACGGTTGTACAACCTACCTATGTCCCAGTATATGTGTCTATGAACGTAACAGTTGGCGCAGCATTTAAGCAAAGCACTGTAAAGTTAAATATTGCTAAGGCGTTTCTAAATACGGGAGGCCTATTTTCTTACGAGGTTAACACTTTTGGAAGAACTATTGCGCTGTCCTCGGTTATATCAAAAGCGGCTGGAATTGCTGGCGTAGAATCAGTAACTTTAACTAAGTTAAACACAGATAATGGCTCTGGTGTAGCTACAATAACCCTTGCAGCTAATCAAATACCTTATTTGCTGCCAGCAGCTCTAATAATTACGCCAACCGGCGGATTGCTCTAAGGATAGGTAGGTAAAATGGTAGCCCAGTTCCCCACAAGTATTAGAACCTTTACAAACAAGGTTGACTTAGTTGATACTGTCCTTGCGGACCACATAAACGCACTTCAAGACGAAGTTAGAGCTATGGCTATTGCTCTTAGCGGAAACCCAAGCACCAATATCCTTACATCTTCTTTTAGTGGCACATTTACTTCAGCTACTACTTCTTGGACATCTATAGACGAGCGTCTAAATAACATCGAAGCAGGACTAGTCAGCGGTACTGGAACAGCAAGCCCGTATGTAAAGAAAGTTGGAGATGCTATTCAACCTCCTTCAGGAACTGTTGGCTTAGTTGTAAAGACAACTGCAGGGACAGCTAATTTATTTGAAGGACGAGCATCTAATAACGCCTTAGGGTTTAACTTAGATAGCGCCGGACTTCCTAAAGTAGGCACTGCAAATGTCTTATACGTAGGAAGCACCGAGTACTCAACTTTAAACACTACAGCTAATTCAGCTCTAGAGCAAGCAGAGGCAGTTAGATTTGATCCTTTCCTACTAGCTGGGATGTAACTAGATAGATGGCTAAATATTCGTTTTCGCAATATGGGTCTCCTAAATACGGCGAAATAGAAAACAATCGTGTTTTTTATAACGTCGGACTTACGGCTTGGTCTTATGACTATCAAACCGTATCCCTAACCTGGGGATCGGTAATTACTGACCCTGCGGATCCTCTCCCAACACACTGGAAGTTGATTAAGTCTTTTTCTGGCACGCCATTAAGTCCGTATGACGGCCTCTCTATAGACGAAGACCTAATAAGCTCGTATAGACTGTCTAAAATTGACGTAGAAGAACTAGAGCAAAGCTCTGAAATTACGTACTCATTTTGGGTATTTAACGGCAATACCTGGATAAATTGCGGAAGTACAAAAGCTTTAGCTGTCCCTAGTACAGACACTATAAATAAAGTAAGTAAGTGGATACCTAGAGTATGGCTTAACAATCTTTCTGGCGAGCTAGGCGATCTAACAGGAGAGCCAGAATCATCTAACGAACTATACACAAGCTTGACTGCTTACGCTTTTGCCTACGATCGGCTTAGAGCAGAGGCAGATATTTTAGAAAAAAGCTCAGATTTTAAAAAAATATCTACCGCCTTACTGCGGTATAAAGTACAAGATCTAGGGTTTTCCTATGAGCCTACTCTAGGGGATACATATCACCGATCTGTGTACAGATCTGGAAATATTATTAACTCTACTAAGGGAACTTCTAGAGGCATTTCTGCGTATACAACAGCATTAACTCACTGGGATACTGATGTGCGTGTAGGGCACAACTTAATGCTTGACTATAACGATTCTTCTTTTGAAGAGTCTATTGGTCGCTGGGAACAATCTAATATTGGCTGGCTAGCTACTGTTACTGATATAGGCACTTGGGCGCTATCACAACAAAAATACTCAACTTCTCTAGCTGATCTAGGTACAGCAATAACGCCCCCATCCCCCGGACTTTACGACGTAGTTTTCCTCCCACGTAGTGTTGGGTGTATGCGCTTAGCGTCTACTGGAAACTCGGCTCAAAGATACCTTAGCCTCCCTAATAGATGGCAATCTACTGCAGCAACCGCAAATAAAATTTTGTATGGGATACCCGTAACCGCTGGAAAAAAATATGTTTTTACTGGCTGGGTAAGGACAAAAGATGCACGACCTGGAGGATTTAATAGTTCGCATTCAGTAAATGCAGTTATTTTGTTTTTTAACTCTTCAGGTGTTTTTTTATCGACAGGTGCTTATGGACCAAACATTCAGTATACAAATACTTGGGCTGAATTTAATACGGGATGGGTTAATTCTGATGGAATTACCATGGGAACAGATCGTTCTGGACAAATAGCGCCTCCTAATGCTGCATACGCCTCAGTTGAACTTTTAATCGGTAAGGGCACAGGAACTGTTGATTTTCTTTTTGATATGTTTCAATTTTCTGAGGCAGAGTATAGCCTTGAATATCAGGATGCTAGAAAAGTTATTGTAACAATTGCCGGAGAAAAAGAAAATCTTCTTCCTAATCCTGGGTTTGATACCAGTACCGCTAATTGGGCGGCACTAAACGCTACTGTATCTCAAGACTTTAATCCACCAACCGCTGCAAAGATTTTTGGATCAGCAGTAGCAAAAGTTAAGGCTACATCAGATGACACGGTTGCTTTTGTTTCTGACTGGGTACCCGTTGCTCCTGGAGCAAACTATACTTTTAGCATCCATGCTAGTGGAGCTACTCGTCCTGTAAAAGCACGAATTGAATACTCATCACAACAATCAGACTATGATCAAGTTACTGTCCTTACTGAT